CACCTCGTCAATGGCAGTCTTGTCCTGTGATAGAAATGCAGCAACACGAAATTCAAGTTGTGCAAAGTCAGCTTCCATGATTTCACCACCATCCCAACGTGACTTGAACACACGTTTCACAGGGAACGTACCACCACGTGGCATGTTCTGCATGTTAGGATCGGCACCAGACAAACGTCCAGTAGCAGTGCGGTGTTGAAGTAACCTTACGTGCAGCTTACCGTCCTGTTTTACATGTGTTGAGATACCTTCCACAAAGCTTGAGAGATATGTGTCAACGGCAGACAAACGGCGTACTCGTTGTAAGAACAACACTGCGTCTTGCATATCACGTTCTCTAGCGACACCTTCAAGGTATTCAAGCTTATCTTTACTTGTTGCGAAACCGTTGGCTGAAGCCCATTTTGAAGTTGGAGCATTGAACTTTAACCCCGCAACACTTGATACAATATCCATAAATATATAACCTGTGCTATCACAGGAAGTACATTTATTTGTTCTGGCAAATGGTGTTCCATCTTTCTTAACCTTTCTTATCTGACCAGTACCATTGCAGGTACTGCACTGTTTAGCCTTTTGTTTGTACAACGTCACACTGTTCTGACGTACCGTGCTACGATACTCTGTGTCAGACATACGAAAGTCATCAAACAAATCTGCCCATACTTTCTTGTCCTTGGGTTTCTTGCTGTAGATAACCCATGACAATTGCTCTGGACTGTTCAAGTTGATTGGACGATCACCCATCAGATCACGCACCTGTTCGTTAAGGTCAGCAACCAACTGGTCACGTTCCTGTTCAAACTCTTTACGCACATCCTCAAGTGCTTCCATATCAACAGTAAAGCCACGCTGATATATCTTGGCAAGGTGTACAGCCAACTGATTGGTCAGTGTGATTGTTCCTGCTAGTGAACTGCATTCCTCGTATGATGTCTGCAAACGAAGGTACAGTTGCTGCGTAGCATGTAAGTCGTGGGAGAGGTACTCTGATAACTCTGCATGTGGAATGTCACGTACAGAGTAACCCTGCTTGAAGTACTCCTTCAGGGTGTCCTGCTTCTTTGTGTCAAGGTTGTACCGTTCAGCACAAGCCTCAAGAGACAGGGGTTCCTTCTGCCCACGTTGCAGCACGTACTCACCTAACATGGTATCAAAGATTGCACCTTCATAGGTGAACCCAGACTCCCACAACCATATCAAGTCGTGTGCTGCGTTGTGCATAATTAGAAGGGCGGTTTCATCCAATGCTTTCTGGACAATGTACCGCCCCTCTGGTGTGGGTTGATGCTCAGAGTGATCAAAAGTAATAATGCTTTCGTTTCCAAGATCATCTAGCATACCCACTTGTACTAAGGTATTCTCAGGTTCAAACGGATCAAGGTGTAGCTTGCCGTTGCGTTTCACCACAGTGTTTTCTACGTCAAGAGTGAGGTGTTGCATTTAGTCAATTTCTCCTTCGTGCCAATAATCCCAATCATCAAATACCTCATTGCCATATAGCTTGTCAAGGTTATTTGTAAATTCTTTATCATTGGCATAGTTTTTCATTGCTTCCAGTGCCTCAGTCAGTGTCAGGTTCTGACGTTTCATCTCTGCAACTAGGGATATGGCATCACTTTCATCTCTGTTCATGTTATGTAACTCCTTTTCTCTGGCACGGTTTCTTTCTTCGTCTGTCATTGGACTGATCTGACCCCAGTTGTTAGCCCTATCAACGAACCATTCATCTGGTAATGCCTTACGTCCTTCAGGTAGCTTCGTCATCGTTTGCTCCAAACTCGTACTCTGTTAGTTCATCTTTCTGGTACTTGATATGATCCTCAATGAAGTCATACACCAACTGCATGTCCATGTTTGCTGCTGCACAATACAGTACCAACTTCAAACCTTCCTCTGCCAATAGCCCACGACAATGTGCATCCATGTGAAACTGATATGTTGCACTGCCATCCTCGTGTTCATCTACTTGTTCTACACCTAGTATTCCTACATCTTTATCCATCATTCTTCCTCCAAACAAAATCCACAGAAGTCACCCTTGGATGGGTTGCCACATGACACACATGTTCCCCATGCTTGTTTCATCAGTGCCTTCCAACTCTCAGGGTATAGCTTCTCCATGTATTCATCTACCTGCATTGCCACCTCACGTGACTCTTGCTGAGTGTCCTGCTGCATACGTAGCTGACACATCTTAGCGAATGCATACACAGTACCAGACCAGTACCACTCCGTCATCATAGACTGTGGCAGTACCATACGTGCTTGCTCTGGTGATACACCTTTAGCTAGTAGGTAGTTGTAGTTCTGCCTACAATCCTCAACCATGTTACGTGCAACTGATGGACGTATATCGTTGATCACACCGTCACTGCCTTGCTTCTTGTCTTCACTACGTCCACGCCAAACGTCAGGCTGATAGAACTCTGGTTCATCGTCCACATACCTACGGCTGATTTCGTTCCACGGCATGTACTCATGCTTCACAAGCTGACGTGCCACAAAGATAGGTGCCTTGACGTGGAACGTAGCAAACGTGTGATTGAAGGGTGACTTGTGATTGTGTTTAGCTAGATAACGTATTAGCTTGGCATCCTTAGTTTTCAGAATGTTTGGCTCACCTGTATAGATACGTTGGTGCCATTCTGATTTCTTGCCAAAGCTGACACGTGCAGCATTTACTACTGATAGATCACTACCCATGTGATCAATATATGTTACTTCCATTTACTTTTATTTACCTCGCTACTTGCTATCCACCAAAACCCCACGATGATTAGAGCTAGTATAGATATTGCTATTAATACTTCACTCATACTTGATACCTCGCAGTCTTGTATTCCAGATCACAGTGAACAACACCGTGCCATCCAGATAGTTTATTCTTCACAACATTCAAGTGACGTTGTGTATCTTCTTCCTCTTGCCCATCAACCACAGGGTTCTTGGCAATCAATACCATAAGGTCAGCCTCTGCTGCCTTACCTGTACGTGAACCTTCCATCATGCTCTGGTTCAATAGCACCTTACCCTCTGCATCAGCAGATAGCTGAGACATGTAGAAGATAGCACAGTTGTGTGCCTTAGCAATCTGACGGGCATAGATAGCATTAGCTTTTAGTGCTTCATCAGGACGGGCATACCCACCTGCCTTGGCAAACTTGTCACCCATATCAAGGATCACAATGTCAGGTTTGTATGACTTGCATACTGACTCCACCCATGACATGTCACGGTCACTGGCATCCTTGATCTTGATGTTGTCCTTGACCACAGAGTACAGGTCACGAGCACGGGCAGGGTTATCCTTCACCTCTTGCATTGTCATGCCTGTGGCGGCAGTCAAGTACCGTGCACCGACACGGTGTGATGCTTCCTCGTTACACAGGATCACACATTTAGCACCCTGATGTGCAAACCCATTCGGAGCAGCGATCAGTGATGCATGGAATGATGTCTTACCTGTGTTAGGACGTGCACCTACTTCAATCAGGTGTCCTGCATTCACGCCCTCTACCTTACGTGTCAGAGTAGGGATGTTGAATGTCCATTGTGATTCCAAATCATTCTTTGCAAGCAAAGTTTCAATGTCAATGTCATCCCACTCAATACGTAGGTCAGGTGTGAAGTCATCTGAATAACGTTCAAGGATGTCACGTAGTGGCTCTAAGCTACCCTTGCTACCATTCACATAGTCAAAGCCAAGGTTAGCAATGTCCTCACCTACTACCTGTTGAAACAGCTTAGACAACACCTCTTGTGCTACGTCACTACCCATCGGTGACTCTTTCTTGATCTGATTGAACAGTGAACTGTAAGCTTGTTTCTGTGCAGTGGTGAGTGTTGGATTGTTCGACATGAACAATGCCTCTATCTCGTCAGGTGTTACGGTACGTTCGTAACGATCCATAGCTTTGTCGATTGACTGCTTGATCTTACGTACATCTTTGCTGAACAGCCGATCAGGACACTTGGCTCCACGATGATCGTCGTAGAACTCCTTGTCCATTAAGCTGCGTACAAGTGATAATTCCATTATGTTTCTCCTAGTGCTAGTAAATTGTTTATGTCGGTAGGGTTACGATATTTCAGGTCATCTGTCAAACGTAATACTTTTACATTCTCTACATAACCACGTAGTTCTTTTGCAAATTGCAGTGTCTTTGGTAATGCATCGGGGTCAAGTGCAATGATAACAGTCTTGAGGTGTGATAAGTACTGCTTATGTGCCTCAGAGAGTGAGGTACCCAACACTGCTACCCCGACATATACCCCACTCTCCGAGCATCCAGAACTGCCTGTCGCACCCACAATGGCTGCACTTACACAGTCCTCAACGACTACCCCAGTTTTACCACATCCATATACATACGGCAAGGGGTTTTTACCATATCTTTTCCACTTAGGTAACTTTTTTCCTAGTGCTCTGCCAGTGGCATCCACCATGATATTGTTGTGTACCACAGGAAATACGACACGGTGTTCACGAACATCATACAGTAAGCCAAGGTCACGGGCATCCAGTTCCCATGTGTCACAGAACTCCTGCACTGCATCGTAGTCTTGTACAATCCACTCAGGTTTGTGAAAGGTTACTGCCTCTGTTTCATCAGCTACACTACCCAAAGACTTACGAATGTCATCACTAGTAAGGTGTGTACGTGTGCCACCAGACACACGACACCCTGCCTTGTAACAGTTCCATACAAGCTGACCCATGTTATTGGTAGCTGTAAACGTTTTAATGCCACCACATACTGGGCAGTTAGTACGTTTAGTCTCACCATTAACTATGTTCATATCACTTATATGTTCTTTTATATTCATTATGTATCACTTTCTGTGTTGTTCGTTTCACTCAAGCATACAGACATGTCTCTCTGTGTCAAGGCATTATTTGCACTTTCGTAAGTATGCTTCATGTATGGTTTCACAGATGCAACATGTGTATGCCCTGTCACTGCCATGATTTGTGGCAAAGGTACACCCTTATCAACCATTTGTGTTACACCAGTACGACGAATGTCCATTAGACGTAGCTCATCGGATAGCTTTGCTAGTCTCATGATGTTCCGTCCAACCTTGGACAGTCTCTCCATAGCATAGGGTTGGAACTTACCATCACGTGGCTGTGGGTGTGGTGCAACCCATTCCTGAAAACCAAAGTCAGCTTTCTGCTCTAGCAACATGGCATTCAGGTTGTCACTGATAGGCAGGAACACCTCTGACCTACGCTTGCTCTGCTCCAACGTTAGTTGTTGCTTCTTCAAGTCAAGGTTATCCCAACGTAACATACGCATGTCACCCAATCGTTGGCACCACTCGTATGCCATGTGCACAATCAGTCCAACGTTACGATACTGGAAGTCACTGTATGCTACATCCAAGAATTTATTCACCTCACCATGTGTCCATATAACTTTACGCTGCCTCTGCTGTTTACGTTTGATCTTGGCAAACGGGTTTTGCTCTGCGTGTTCCATCTGAATGGCGTAGTTGTATACTCTACTCGCACACGTTGCCGCATGGTTCGCAAAACTGACACCACGTTCAACCCATTTCTCATATGCTTGCTTTGCAACTTTAGGTGTAACCTCTCTGTACTTACGGCACCCAATTGTTTGGTGTACCACTGTCAAGAAGTACCTGTAG